TTTTAATGATGATCAAAAAATATTAATTGTAGCCAATAAAGAAGGTACAGCTATTGAAATAATGCAAAGAATTAGAATGGCATATGAAGAATTACCTAATTGGTTAAAACCAGGAGTTAGAGAATACGGTAAGACATCAGTAACATTAGCTAATGGTACAAGAATAGGTATATCAACTACCACCGGTACAGCAGCTCGTGGTCAATCGGTTAATGTTTTAATTCTAGATGAGCTTGCATTTATTGAACCTCATTTAGTAGATGAATTTTGGAAGTCCGTATACCCCATTATATCATCCTCTAAAAAATCTAAAATTTTTATAGCATCAACTGCTAACGGTACTGGTAATTTATTTTATAGATTATATGATGCAGCAGAAGCTGGTTCATCGAACTGGGCATCTGATAAAATTTTATGGAATGAAATACCTGGTAGAGACGAGCAGTGGAAAAAGGATACTATAGCATCTATAGGCTCAATGGAAGCCTTTAATCAAGAGTTTAATTGCGAGTTCCTAGACTCAGGTGAAAGTTCATTAAATGAAGAATTATTTGCTAAATTAATGCAAAATATAGAGAAGCCTAAATTTATCTTTGACGAGGGTGCATATTTACTATGGGATGAGCCACATCAAGACCGTATATATATAGCAAGCGTAGATACAGCTGAAGGAGTAGGTGCTGATGCATCATGCATACATATATTTGATTATAATGATTTAACTGATATAAAACAAGTCGCTACGTATCATAGTAATTCTATATCACCAGTAAATTTTACAGAAAAAGTATATGAAATATTACAACACTGGGGTATGCCTTTAGTATGTATAGAAAGAAATAATTGTGGAGCTCAAGTGGTTGATGGGTTAAGAAAAAATCATAACTATGAAAACATAGTCTCGTGGGGAGCTTCTACAGCTGGTAGATCAAAAGGACAATTAGGTATAATAGCTCATACTAATACAAAATACAAAGGTGTTACTAATATGCGATATTGGGTAAATGAATTAGAAAGCGTACATATACGAGATGTAAATTTAGTAAAAGAACTTAGAGATTTTATTAGATACCCTAACGGTACCTGGGCTGCTAAAAGAGGAGCTGGGTACCATGATGATAGAGTTATGTCTTTAATTTGGAATCTTATTATTTTAGATGATGACGTGGTAGGGAAGTACTTTGAAGTAATGCAAACCGACTCAAATAATAAACCATTACAATTACGGCAATTCGATTATGGGATTAAATATTTTATGAACCCAACGTCAATATATAGTAATGAAAAAAGAGAAGATGCATTTGGAGATACGCCACCTGTTATTATAGGTAACGCTCAAAATAATTTTTCAGATTTGGATCAACTAACGGAGATGGGATTTAAACCTTTACAATAATATGACACAGATGAATCAAGCACAGTTAAATAAGCAGAGATTAGATAAATTTCTAATGGTTATAACCCTTCCTCCTGCATTAATGGAAATAAGTACTGGAGATCTCGCTGAACATAGAAATACAAAGATTATTCATGATGCATTACAATTTTCGGTTTACGGAGCTATAGTACCTACTATTCAGGTACCAGAAATTACACAACCTTATGCAGGTCAAACATTTAAACTATCGTCTCATTCAAGACCTGCTTACCCAAATATATCAGTTAATTTTACAGTAGATAGTAGATTTAATAATTATTGGATTTTATATAAATGGCTTGACATTCTTAATAACGAAAAAGAATCAGTTTATGATTCAAATAATTTAATGGAAACACCTACCCTGCCTACAAAATCTCGTAATAAAGATAGGTCGTTAACTCCACCGAAGGAGTACCAAACTGACATAACTTTATATGCAAAAGATGAATTTGATAAAGAAATAGTAAAATTTACTTACAAAAAAGCATTTCCAGTAAGTCTAGGAGCGATTAATTGGAACTACAGAACAGATGCGGAAGTTGAGACAACTTTTGAATTTGCATTCTCTCAACTTCTGGTTGATCTTATATCAAATGATACACCATGATTGTATGATTTTTCGATCGAGAATCTATAAATAATAATATGGCACGTACAATTCAATCTCCAGGTGTAGAAATAAATGAAATAGATTTGAGTCTAAGACCTAATTTACCAACAGGTACTACAGTTTTAGCTGCGGGTTTTTCGGATAAAGGCCCAACAGATGAAGTTATTCAAGTTACTAGCTTAAGCGAATTTGAACAAATTTACGGTGTACCAACTACACCGGCAGAAAGATATTTCTACCATTCAGTAAGACCTTTATTTAACTCTCCAGCAAATATTTTGACATATAGATTGCCATATGGTGGTAATACTGGTCAAGGTTTTGGTAACTCATATGGAGCACTTGCTTACCCAGTCGTAAGAGCTATAACGCTTTCAGGTACTGGTATTGAGACAAGAACATTTTCTCAAGCTTATTCAGCAGCTACTACAAATGATGCTACTGAAGCTAATGGAGTACCAGTAGGTACTAACTTTATTCTTGGAAAACCAACTCACTTAGAGTTATCCCAACAAGAATATATCGATATTTCAACAGGTAAAGCATTTAACTGGAGTAATACAGCTCTTTCAGGTCATAATCTTAGTGGAGCTAATGACTTAGCAGGAGCAGCTATTGTTGTGCTTAATAAAGGTCAAACTACAGTAAATGGTAAGTTTGAAGGTTATTACTTAGGAGTTACTGATAATACTAACTTAAACGATGCTACTGATTTTGATGCTGTACTAGCAGCTAATACAATTTCTTTAAGTACTTCATTTACTAGAGATTACTTACAACTACCAGAAGCTAGACTTAACTTTGCGTTAAGTGCTCAAAATAATGCTTTAACCAATACATTTGGTCAAGATAGTGATTCGATTTCTGAAATAATGGAAAACTTAACTGACTTTGAAATTGAAGGTAGAAAATACGACGATGTACTTTCAGTTGGGTTATTTAAATTAAGACAATCAGTATTTGCTGCTGATGTAATTAAGCTTGACTATGTTTTATCTGAAAGTTATGTTGGTTCATTAGATTACCACAGGCAAATACAAAGTCAAACAGGAGGCGCTGCTCGTAGCTACTTCTTAGGATTTGCTGAAGATCAGTCTCCTAACGTAGAAGTACTTATTAACGATAATCTTTCGCATAGAAGCGGAGAAACTTATTTACAACTAGATGGGACTCCTATTAATAAGGTAAGATTAGCTAGTTCTAGATTTGGAACCGATACATTAGTTGATCAAAACTGGCCTACTCTATCATCTGCATATATTCCTACTGCTACATATGAAGCATTAGGTGCTAAGCCACGAAATACTTTAGTATCTACATTAACCGGTGCTCTTAAAGATGCATCAGTTGAAGATGCTGATGCTTTATTTACTATTGGTTCATATGCTAATGCTAATTTAGAGTCTGAGCAGAAGAATCTTGGTAGTATTCCTGCTAAACTAGATAGATTATTAGATACAGTAGAAAATCCTGATACTTTTGATATAGATATAACTATTGAAGCTGGTCTCGGTACTATTAACGCTGGAAGAGAAGAGAACGGTGGGGGAGAATACTATGATGAGCTTACTTTTGTAAATTCTATATCAGGCTTTTATACTTCCGATATACAAAATATTGATAGCTTAGCTCAAACTTATAGAAGCAATTGGAAGACAATTTATAATAAGTTTAATGACTTTGCAGAGAAGAGAAGAAAAGATCACTTGTTTATAGCCGATTTACCACGTCCGATCTTTATTCAAGGTGCAAACTTTAAGACTTTAGCTGATCAGAATAAAAACTTCTCGTTAAACATACAGAAGCCAATTCAAGCCTTTACAACTTTATTAAATTCAAGCTATTCAACAACATATGCTTGCTGGACTAAAGTTTATGATAAGGTTTTAGATGATCAGACATGGGTACCATTCTCTGGTACAGCAGCTGAATTAATGGCAAATACCGATGCTAACTTCCAACCTTGGTTTGCTCCAGCTGGATTTACAAGAGGTAGAGTTGGTAGTGTTAATGACATTGCAATATATCCTAAGCAGAAACAAAGAGATCAACTTTATAAAGTATCTGTTAACCCAGTAGCGTTCTTCCCAGGTGATGGTTTTGTTACCTTCGGACAAAAGACTCTACAATCAGCTCCAACAGCTTTTGATAGAATAAATGTTAGAAGGTTGTTCTTAAACTTAGAAAAAGCAACCCGTAATACAGTAAAATACTTCTTATTCGAGCCTAACACATTGTTAACAAGAACTAGAATTATTAATACTTTAACACCTATATTTGAAAATGCTAAGAATACTGAAGGACTTTATGATTACTTGATAGTTTGTGATGAAAGAAATAATACTCCTGATGTTATTGATCAAAATGAGTTAGTTATTGACATTTATCTAAAACCAGTACGTGCTGCAGAATTTATCTTAGTTAACTTCTACGCTACAAGAACTGGTACAGACTTCAATGAAATAGTAGGTTAAGGATTAAATATTATTAGTTATGGCAGACGTTAGACAAACAATACAGGACTTCTATACACAGGCGCAAGTAAAAGACTTTGCAAGAACTAACCTTTTCAGAGTCTTAAATATTGACTTTGGTGATGGAAGTGACGTTACGATAGGAGAAGAAGATTTAGTATATGCTACTACTGCATCTTTACCCGCTAAGGCAATTGCTAATGTAGCTATTCCTTATATGGGATTAAATTTTAATGTTCCAGGTACAGTATCATATCCAGGTTCTGAAGCATATGAAATAGCTTTTAGAGCAGATGAATCATATAACTTATACGAAAAATTTCAACAAGTTATAAATGATACTTTTGATGATTCAGAATCTACTGGTAATTACTTTGCTCCAAAAGCAAGTTCAGTTATCGATCTAGTTCAACTTGATAAACAATTAGAGAGAGTGTCTCAATATCAATTAGTTGGAGTTAGTATTAGAAATCTAGGGGCATTATCTTATAATATTACTGAAGCAGGTACAGAGCAAAACTTTACAGTTACCTTAGCTTACCACTATTATAGAAAAACAGCTTAATATTTTTTTATAACATTAGTTAAGCCGTACTGTTGTACGGCTTTTTTTTGCTTAAATATTATTATATGGGTATTTTAAACGCAATCAATAATATAACCCAGGGTATTTCTAATTTAACAAGAGGTACATTGGGAGGTTCTTTAGCTCAACCTAATATTCAATTATTTGGTACTAATATACCTGGTGTACCGTTAGTAAGTTTTAGAGATGTTTTTCTAAAATCTATGGAGTCGTGGGTAGGTGCTATACCTCTACGAACCCAATATATAGTTTTATTTGATGGATTTCCTTCCGGGCTCAATACAACTGTATTGCAACAGTTAGAAAGAGTAAGCGGAGACAGAAGAGGATTTAATATTGATAGAGCTAAAGCATTTTTAACTTCCTACCCAGCTCAAAGTATAGTAGGTTGTATATTTGCTCAAGGAGCACAAATTCCGGATGATTTACAGCAAACTTCAGTGGCAGAGATAGATAATAATAGAGGATTTATTCCTGGTAGGATTTCAGGTAAAAGAGATCAATTTGCACCACTTACCTTAGAATTTCGTGAAACTAATGCATCATTTATAGATAGCGTTATTAGACCATGGGTAATATTAGGTTCTCATGCTGGCTTAGTTAAAAGAGATGATAATAATAATCCAAGTCTAAATCCAACTACTAATGTAACAATTATACAATATACAAGATCTTTTCAAGGACTATCTCAAATTCCTCGTAAAGTTTGGAGATATTACAACTGTTTACCTACAAGTGTTGCTTCAAGAAACTTGACTTATGATGCTGAGCAAATGGAGGTATATGCAAGTAATTGGAATTACTCTAATTATGAAGTGTTAGATAACCTATATTTGCCATTACCTGATCTTATAGATAAATTATTTTAGTGATTAATAACTTTTTATCTGTTGATATACCTAACGGTAAAGCAAAATTTTTAGAGCCTTCTTTTTTAGATTATAAAAATATTTGTAAAATGCTGGTTAGTAATGACCCGGCATTAATTGAAACTTGTATAGATCAAATTATTAATACTCTAGTAAAGACAGAAGGTCGTCTTAATATTATCGATAAATTTCTTATTATTATTTCATTAAGAAACACTATATTAGGTAATGAACTTAATACAAGTATTAAAGGTATACAAAGTACTATGAATTTAAGTGCATTGCTAAATAACCACTACGATGATACACCTATTGAGTTTGTATTTAACTCAACTAAACTAATATTTGAATCACCTACTATGTTTAAATCTAAAGATATAGATACATTTTTAGCTGATTGCTTAGTTAATATATGCGAAAAAGATATTAAAGAGTTTACCCTACTAGAAAAGATAGAGTTAATTTCGGAATTAGATATACCAATAACAGAAATATATAGAAAAATACTAGAGACTTTTGCTAAAAGAAAAATAGTGTTTGGAAATAATATAGAATTTTCTATATATGCAACTGACGATACTTTAGCTTTTATACGAAATATTTTTTACGAAGATTTATTCCAACTTTTAGAATTTGAATATACTTGTATAAGATTTTTAAATTTAAGATCTAACGACTTTTCTCTTTATACATACCCAGAATTAAAAATATTTTTAAATCATTTAGCTAAAGAAAACAAAGAAGCTAAGAGCAGTGAAGAACCATCGACGTAGTTGTTATTTTAAAGTTGTTATATAAATATTTTTATGTCAGATAAGTTTCAAGATATTTTAAATGAGATTAAAAGTAATAAAGCAGTAGTAACTGTAGACACTTTAACTAAGCCCGAGGTAAAACTTTCACCATTAACTCTCGCACAACAAAAGAAAATAATTGAATCAGCAGGAGATGAAACATTAGCGGTTTTATTCTTTAACACTGTTTTTTATGGTATACTAAAAGAAAATATTATTAATGATAATATTAATAATTTTAATACAGTTGATAGGGTTCAAATGGCTTTAGCTTTAAGAAATTACCTTAATAATGAAGTTGAAATAGATGATGGTAGTAAAATTAACTTAAATGAAATTATTAGTAGAAATAAAGAAATTAATGAAACGCTAGAGCCTGAAGAAATTATAGAAGATAATTTTACCTTTCAAGTAGCAGCTCCAAGTTTAGAGTTAGATGAAAAAATTAACAAAATACTATTAAACAAATATAAAAACTCTAATTTAAACGAAAATAAACTAAAAAATTTAATTAGTGATTTATATGTATATGAAATAACAAAATTTATTACTCATATTAAGATTAATGAAGCTGAGTTGATAGTTCATGATAATATTAATAAAAGTGTAGAGATTCTTGAAAAGATAGATACTAAAATATTTGCTAAAATTACTGAATATATAAACAAAACACGTGATCTTGAAGCTAAATATGCAAAATTTATAACTGGTGATGAGACAATAGAAATTACACCAAACTTGTTTATACTTTAGTTTAAACCTTAAATAATAGTATGGCAACCGATAGAACATTGGCTGAAGTACTAGCATTAATGACAAAAGTCTCTACGAACATGGATGCTCGTTTAGAGAGACTTGAAAAAACCACTGGTCAGAGTAGCAATCTATCTATGGACGGTGAAAAGAAACCGAGACAGGTAGTAGAACAAGCTAAACCTGTAATAGTTACAGATTTTGGTAGAAAAGCTGAACAAGATCTTACTCGATTAGGCGGTGGAGATGGTGGCGACGACGGTAAAGACGGTAAAGATAAGTCTGGACTCGGAGGACTAGCTAAACTTATTCTACCTGCAATACTAGCTGCTGGAAGTTTAGCTGCATTATTTAAAGGGCTAAAAGATGCTGGAGGGCCACTAACAGGTATAATGAAAATACTTGGCAAGGGTGGTCTACAATTAGCTATGAAAAGTTTTAGCAAAGCTTTAAAACCATTTTCTAAGGGGCTTAAGGGATTTATACAAAGTTTTTCTAAATTAGTAGCTAAGCCTATAGGTAAGATTATGGGAAAAGTAGGAGCAAAAGGATTCTTTTCATCTATAACTAAAGTTTTTGGTAAATTTTTAAAACCTGTATTAAAAAGAATTCCCGGTATAGGTTCTCTTATATCATGGGGATTTGCTTATAGTAGATTTAAAAATGGTGATCTAATAGGTGGTATGATAGATTTAGCTTCAGGTATAGCTACTTTATTTCCAGGTGTCGGTACAGGTATAGGTATTGGATTAGATATATTAAATGCGTTTTTAGATGTTAAAGCAGCAAAAGCTGAAGAAAAAGGGCAAACTAAAGGCGATATGCTTAAAGAATTTTTCGGTAAAATAATAGATAAAATTAAAAATAGCTTTCCGATTAAAAACTTACTAGGATTTGTAGACGGTATAAAAATGATGATTGGTGGTGATTTTAAAGGCGGTGGTATGAAAATAGCTGAATCACTTCCAGGCTTTAGTGCTATTAAAAGAATCGCTAATATGGTAAGCGAAGCTAAAGCTGAAGCTACCGGTGAAGATGGAAAGTTTTCATTTAAGAAATTCTTTGTTACTCTTAAAAATAAAATATTTGGTGCAGTTTTAAAAATAGTACCAAAAAGATTATTTGGCTTTGCATTAAGATCTAAAGTAGCAGACTTTTTAGGTGTCCCTGGATTCGAGGATGAAGGTGACGAGGGCGTAGAAGAAATATCAGAAGCTGAAAATGTAAACGGTCAATCAGCTATGGCTAGTACTAAAACACCTGAAAAAGAAGCATTAGAACATATGGAAAAAAGTGGTGAAGAGCAATTAGAAGAAACTAAAAAGCAAAATAAAGCTCTTGAAACTATGGTTAATATGTCTGATGAACAAGCTCAAAAATTACGTCAAGATAATTTAGCTATAATAGAGTTGTTAACAGCTTTAGTAGAAAATACACAAAATATAGCTAGCGGAAGTGCTATATCTCAAAATACTACTATTATGCAAAATGATGCTCGTCTTAGGTCCTTACAAGCAGGTGCCGCTTATTAAATATTAGTATGAGTACTAAGAATCTATGGAGTTTAAGATTTAGTGACAGTGAGTATTTACCAGTTTTAAGACCTGGTAGCGGTAATCTATCCCAAGGTAGTAATTTAAATAGTTTATTACAGTACAAAGCATTTACTTCTGAAGATCCTCTTACTTCTCCAATAGATGTAATTAATGATTTTCCATGGACAGTAAGTCCAAAGTCATCTAGACATGATGTACCTGCTATTCAAATGATTGAATATAGAATTCTTTACAATTCCAGCATTTAATATTGTCTAAATTATTTTTATTGTTTAAGTAAATATTGTTGTTAATGATTCCCTCATTATTGCAATAATCACATTCAACAAACATAATTGCTATTTTGTTTTT